CCTGCAGTTCCAGCTGGACACCAGCCTCAGTGACGCTGAGCGGTTCCCATTGAAGCTGGCGGACCTGATGGTCCTCGAGGTGTCGGATCATGCCCCAGAGAAGCTGGTGTGGAGCTCTGGAGTTGAGTACCGCGTCAGTGACTTGCCGGTGGTGGGCTTTAACGGCGATTACTACTACCGGCCGGCCTACATCCATGGCACCTGGTTACCGTTTCAGGGTTGCGTCATGTTCATTGACCCTTCCGGCCGGGGCCTGGACGAGACCGCATACGCGATCGTGGCCCATCTCAACGGCAATTTGTACTTGTTGGAATCCGGTGCATACCGGGACGGGTACTCGGAACCCGTTCTGCAGGGCCTAGCAGCGGCTGCAAGGCGTCAAAAGGTGAACTTGATACTCCTGGAGGATCAGTTCGGCCAAGGCATGCTGGAGTCCTTGCTGAAGCCGTATCTGCAGGTGCAACATCCATGCGCCATTGAAGCTGTCAGGTCCAATGTGCAGAAGGAGCGCCGCATCATTGCGGCTCTGGAACCCGTCTTGAACCAGCACCGGCTCATTGTCAGCCGATCCGTCATCGAGGGGGACGCCAAGGCCCGTGAAGACGAAGCGGTTGAAAAGCGCCTGGCGTATCAGTTGTTTCATCAACTGACCCACCTGACGGTCGACCGTGGCTGCTTGGCTCACGACGATCGCCTTGATGCGCTTGCCGGTGCGGTTCAATACTGGAACGAATCACTGGCTATCGATGAAGACCGCGCGATCAAGGAGCGACAGTCGGAACTCTGGGACCTGGAGCTTCAGGCGTACATGGGCGACCTTGAAGGGGCGCTGGACCGAACTCTTTTGGGCGGGAGCCTTACGGATCTTGCTGCGGCCCCTGCAGCCACAGGTTGGATCAGGTCCAGGTCGTAAAAAAACCAACGTCCGGGCCTGGGTGATCCGGTTGCCGGGTGTTTTGATCGAGCGGAACGGCGCCATGAAGCCCGGATCCTTCCAGACTGTCGTTATGGCAGAGACAGAAGCCATGGCATGGGAAGTTGCCATGGGCTCAGATGTCTGGGAGCGTATCCCGTGGGAAGTAAGCGATGTGCAAGTTTTCCCAAAGATCCCTTTGTGTCTTCCTGATGACCACCATTCGCCTTGCAAACGCAGCTAAGTACGACCAAGGCCTGCCACATCAACTGGCAGCCTGGAATGCGCTCCAAGAAACTTTGACGGCTAAGCAGGTCAATGACTTTGCAGAGCTGTACCGGGCCGCTCCAGCTGCTAAGCAATCCTTGGCGGATCGTCTGCTGTCGGTCAAGTGGCAGAGCCAACTCGACAACAAGTCCGGCACCGGGTACCGGGAATGTTTTAGCTCCAGCTGCGCCATGCTTGCCATGTACTGGAACAAGGTGGCCAACGACGACGCTTACAACGCGATCCGGTCCAAATACGGCGACAGCACCGACGCTCAGGCTCAGCTATTGGCTTTGCGTAGCTTGGGCCTCAAGGCCAACTTTCACACCGATGGCACCCCAGCCAAGCTGGAAGCTGAAATCGACGCTGGTCGTCCTGCAGCCGTGGGCTGGTTGCACCATGGGCCAGCTTCAAATCCCAGCGGTGGTGGCCATTGGACTGTGATCACGGGGTACACGGTTGCCTATTGGGTCCATAACGACCCAAATGGGGAAGCAGATCTGGCCAATGGTGGCTACACGCCCAACACCAATGGCGCTGGCAAGCTCTATAGCCGCAAAAACTGGAACCCTAGGTGGATGGTTGGTGGCTCAGGCGGCTGGTACCTCACTTGCGAGGTTTGACACCGGCCTGTGACAACGCAATGGCCAGAGCCTGACGAGGATTCTTGACCACGGGGCCACCTTTGCCACTGTGCAAACTGCCACCCTTGAACTCGTGCATGACTTTGGCCACTTTCTTTTCGGCCTTGGTGGGTTTTTTCATCGTTTTACGAGCGGGGTGATGACGCCGGCCAGGATTTCGATGGCCCGGTACAGCTTGACCACCATTTTGCTGTACTTGCCAAGGGCTTCGTTGTCCTTGGGCGTGGGTGTCAAGTTCACAATGGCCACAGCAGCACCGTGGACGGCCACTGCAACGGCGATGTACTCAGTGATCGAGGATGCCATCAGTTGGAAGGATGTTTGCTGCAGTTTGCCATTGCCGCGTCAAGTTGTCTGTAGCTTCACGGGCCAACCACCGGGTTACCATGACCTCATGGTGCCAAGCAGTGTTTAAAAGTTCAGCTGTAGCCAGTAATCCTGACCAATCATCCTCTTCGTACATCTCAAGCAACGTCCGTTGGACTCGTTCCTCGCTGAGCTCGAGCTCGAGGTTCTGTTGAATCTGATTCATGCGTGGTGAATTTGGGTTCTGGCTTCCAGCGTGGCAACCCGTTGCTCCACGGAATTGAGCCTGGTAAACGTTTCCTTGCGATCAGCCTTGATGTCGACGTGGAGCTCCTCCAGTCTGGTGGCCACGTTCTCAACGGCCACGGTCAAGCGGGTCACCACCTCCCTGTTGTTGGTGTTACCGCGTATTACGGAACTGGTGCCCATAACCGCTGCTGTAAAAGCGGCCCCAACCAGAGCGGCAATGACTTCAATCATGGCTCTGATGTGCCGCAAGCGGTCTGCTGGCCCACTGTACCTAATCGGTCAGGATTGGGGTACTGATCGTGAAGCCCCGCTTGCTGTCGATCACCTTCATCCCTTGCTGGGGGCGCTCAGGGGGGAAACCAAGTTTTAATCCGTATGCAGTGGGCCCAATCAAGCTGCCGTTTACGGTCCAACCGGACCCGCTTGTCAGCGTATGAAAATGGCCCAAGAATGTGTGGTCAGCACGGATCCCGACGTCTTGCCGGTAAATGTATTTGGTCAACGGAACGGTGATTCCGCCGACGCCACCCCCGTATTTGATGGCGTCACCATGCAGAAACCGCAAATTCTGGCCAAGCACCTCGACGTACAAGGTGTTTCCGCTGGACACAATGAACTGGACCTTGTCGTTTTTGCTGTAGTGGCGTTGCAAGCTTTGGTACATCAGCCACTCGTATGAAGTGGCGTGAGCGTTGTCCGCCTGCATCTTCATGGTGGTGCGCCCATGGTTGCCGTAGCAGCAGGGGACCGTGATTTTGTTGAATCCACCGTTGACCAACAGGTAATCCAGGCCCCTGATGACGGCCTTTTCGCACTCGATGATTTGTTGGGTCGGGCTGAGCTCCTGGAGCTGGATCTGCTCCGGGTGCAACCAGTTGTCGATCAGGTCCCCACCCAGAAACACGACCATCTCGTTCACGTCGCAGGTCGACCGCACCATTTCAACGACCTTGAGGGCATTGACGAACAGAGTGCTGGCTCGAGCGTGGAAAATGTCGACGTCGTATTTGTTCAAGTCGTTGACGGTCTCAGGCTTGACCACAGCCCCGCAATGCCAGTCGGTGCATAGCAGGATCGGAACGGACTCGCTGCGGGCGCCAGAGGCCGATCCGGTGATTGGCTTGACGTTTTCAACGTCTTTGATGTCCAGGGCAATGGCCAGTCGCTCCCGAAGGTTTTCGACGTGGGTCAGCAGCTTTTCTTTTTCAAGGGTCTGGCCCCGCAGGTCTGTCCGCAGTTTCCGGATCTCGACTTGGAGGTCAATTAGATCCGTGGTGCTGCGGTTTTTGCCGTTGGGGCACATGCCCGACTTGCAGAACAACCGACCGCTGTCGTCATCGCGCAGCATGTCCATTGCCGGTAATTTCTCCCGGCAATGCCGCATTCGGCGACAGGTAAATAGCTTGTCGTCGAGAGTCACAGTTGCTCTGCTGCGTCTGCAGCGTAACGGACTTAGCCCATTAGCGCCCCTGGCCACGGGTTTTTTGCGCCCGTGGCTTGGTTTAGACCGAAGGCCTTGACCCTGGTGGGTCTTCTTCGGTGCCCCTGGGACGTGGGTCGTCTTGGTTGGGGAGGTTTTAGGTTTGGCCATTAAGTTGAAGAGGGCAGTTGTGCTTTAAGCAACGTCACTTCTTGAGAAAGCTCTTGCACTGCTTTGATTAAAACTGGAACAAGAACTGACATATCTACACCATGAGTTATGCTTTGCCAGAGATATAATAGCTGATTCGATGCGTTCTGTTTGCCATGTCTGGTGAAAGACCAGCTGCGTACTTTATATAAAAGCTAGAAGTGGTTGGAGGATTTGGGTCACCACTTACCATGGCAACTGGAACATAATATCCAAGTGTATCTGCTGTTGCAGTGCCAGACATTTGGACTTGTATTAATTCATTAACAGAACTAAACAACCCAGCTGGCAATGTGACTTGCGCGATGCGCGATGCGTTCGTGGTTACAATTTCCTGACCACGCAACTCGACGTTGCCGCGATCATCGCAAGTAGTAAAACTGTTTGCGGTAACAAAAGTGTTCACATAGGTCGTGCTAAAACTATTTGTTGCACCAGCGGCTTTAGTAAGAATTGGGGCAGAACCTTGATACAGGGCGACAGTGGTGTTTTTCTCGGCAACATTTACGGTGTCAGCAGCAAAATAAATAGCCCCGGAAGCGGACGAAAGCGAACCACTGCCATATTTGTACGGCACGTTCCATGTGTTACCAAAAACTTCTATTGCGTTGTTGCCGCCAGTGCCCGCGGCAAAGTTATACAAATAATTTTTAACGGGTCCAGCGACGCCAATTGAAGAATACAAATTCAACTCAACATTTGAGACAAGCCCACGATTGCATCCTTTGAACTTGAACACATCATAAGCAATAGTTTCGCCACTGGGCAGGTTCCCCAAATCGCCACCATTCATTAATAGCGTGCCGCGAATAATTTGGATGTTGTCTATGCCATCCAAATCAAAAGCATTGCCGCTCATTTCCATGTTGCAATCAATAAACTTAAACGACAAGGCCTTGGACCCTGTTGCTGCATAGATATTACCTGTATGTTTGCAAAAATGATGGCCGCCTGCTTCTATTTTGTTAAACACAATTCCTTCAAGACCATGAATCTCAGCACCAGCCGGAAGGGACTGGTGAACCGATTGCATATCGATTGCTTGCGTCCAGTAATTAAGATCTACTTTGTGAAAATAGCTGGCATAAGCGCCAACAAGTTGACCCGTGGTGTTGTTTGTTTGGCTAAACGTCGCCAAGGTGAGTCCTGTTGCTCCTGCTGTTGTTTGCACAGCCGGGCCTGTTTTGCCTTGGACGCTTACCTGGCTCCATTGAACGCCACTGGGACCGTAAATAGTAACGCCTTGAGCCCAGGCGTTGGCGCCGTTGGCGTTCCAGCCCTTGAACGTGACGTCGTTCCACCTGCTTTGGTACGGGTTGTTGACGTCAAGGACGGCAATGGCGGCATTGCCACCTTGAATGCTTGGCGTCGTGGTGTTGCCGCATTTGAAAGAGATTCCTTCAATGGAAAGGGATCGATCGTAGCCAGGTGTTAAAAACCCGCCGGTGTACGTGCCAGCCGTTGCGGCACTTGCAAAAGTAAAAGCGGTGGCGCTTGTGACCGTGATTGTTTTGGGTCCAAGAAAATCAATGGCCAGCCGGGCAAGAGGTCCTTTGTTGCCGGCTCCAATCGTTCCACTGGAAAAACCGTGAGCATAGGTACAAGTGACAGTTGCGGTGCCACTTGCAACAACGACGGTGACCGGGTTGTAGTCATGCTCGATGCCGTTGGCAGTGGCAGTCGCTTGAACAATTACGGTCTGCTGAGAGCCTGCGCCGACTAGCCTGATGTTTGACCCGGTCTTGCCTGTTCGCAGCGGACTGGTGATTCTGTAGATGCCTTGCGGGAAATAAACAACGGCGGCAACGTTGCCTGCGGCACTAACAACAGCGTCAATGGCGTTTTGAATAAATGTCCCTTGGTTTACGCTTTCGTCATAAAGGCCAGTTGCCCCAAAGTCCTTGACGGATACAACGTCCTTGAGCCTGTTCTCGACAGTCCTTGCAACCGCGCCAGTGCCACTTTGGGTAAAAGACGACCGAGACGATGGCAAGCCACTGTCAATGGTCCAGACGGCACCAGCTCCCGAAACAGTAATGTCACCCTTATCCCCGTTGGGAATCACATTTGCCAAACCATCAACTAAGTTGTCATCTAGCTCTTGTTGGGTGTAAATCGACTGTCTTGCGTTTGTGTCAAGATCATCTGCGACCAGAGTTGCTCCATCCGAAAAATTAACCAATGGCGCCGCAAGTGGTGTCGTTCGGTAAACACGCACCACAGCGCCGTTGGCGGGGGCCGTGGCCATTTGGATGGTACTGCTGTTGACCCAGGTGAATGCGGCCGCAGAGCCAGCGACCGTCGCGGCCACGTGCTCCCGGCGAATGTAGCCAAACGAGACCGCAAACTGAGTGGTCGATCCGTTGCCCGTGTACGTGTTGTAGGAGTAGGCCATCAGCGGTTAACGGGGGTGGGGGACCAAGGGGCGCCGGCCTGTGCGGGCTGTGGACTGTTGCCCATACCATACTGCCGGATAGCGTTGGCTTCTTGCTTGCGGCCTTCCGTTG